GATTCTGGTCGTGATGTGTACGCTTTTTTGTATCTGACTAGAGAGGATGCAGGACGGACCATGGCAACCATCCGCATCCCCAATAAGCGCCGCCCGAAGAGGACTGACGAAACGCCCGCTCCCGAAGAGCAGTCGGTCATTGACCAGACAATTGCCGCCCTCAATACGGCAGTGGAAAAGACTGCGGCAGATGTGGAAGCCACAAAACGTGACGCAGAGGCTACTGCAAGGGATGCGGAACGGGCAGAACTTGCAAGGGACCAGTCGGTCACAGCAAAAGACACAGCCGTTGATGCGGCGGGCGATGCGGGGCGTTATGCCAGTGCCGCAGACCTGTCAGCACAGGCGGCGAACCGCGACAAACAGGACGCGGACAGATACGCAAGAGCCGCAGGCATAAGTGCGGAGAGAGCGGAGCAAGCGGCGAATACTGCGGGTTGGGTCGACTTCTATGTTGACGCGGATGGTTATCTGCACTATGTCAAAGCTGACAGCGTTGGGCTTGACTTCTATGTTGACGCAGACGGTTATCTGCATGTAGTTATGGAGGATTGATATGGCAAATGTAATAGATAAAGTTGCCGGTTTTGTCGTTGGTCCGCAAGGTCCACAGGGCCCGCAAGGTCCTAAAGGTGACACTGGTCAGACAGGGCCGCAGGGGCCAAAAGGTGACAAGGGAGATACTGGTGCGGAGGGGCCGCAAGGTATACAGGGCGTTAAAGGGGACAAGGGAGAAAAAGGCAACACGGGTGCAACCCCCAATTTAACAATGGGCACTGTCACAACACTGGAGCCTGACTCCCAAGCTACGGCGACCATCACGGGCACGGCGGAAAATCCAGTGCTTAATCTGGGGCTTCCCAAAGGCAGAACGGGCGAGGTTTCACAGGCTGAGTTTAACGAGGTTGCGGAAGATGTTGGCACGTTAAAGACCGACGTGAATGCATTAAAGACAGATGTGCAAGCAGAGTTGTCTTGGAATTCCGGATATTACAATAGTACGACATTACAATATTGGAATCAAACTGCACAAACCATTGTATGTTTCAAGTGTAAACCAAACACTGAATATACTATCAACAAAGCAATCGAAACCCCAGTGTTCCAGATATGCTACATCAAAGAAGAGCCACAAAAAGGTGTAACACAACCGATATATAATCATACAACGCCGACAGGCAACACAGATATAACGTATACAACGGGCGATGATGCATTATATGTTTTAATGCTTTGCGGTAGTTACATTGGCGATAGAAATACGCTTATAAGCGAAATATTAGTAACGAGCGAGCAGATTTTATTGGAAGATGACGAGGCAAGAACAATCATCACCTATGGCAAGGCATATCTGCCCAAGCATATGTACATGATTGTTAACAAGGATTACGAAATCTACCACAGACAGATTTGCCCGAAAGCAGAAAACTACACGTTTGTATGGAACAGCGGTAGCAATTATGGTAATCGCGTAAGGTTAAATTATGACAGCACTGGCAATAAGTCACTGGTATGTAATATATATAACGCAAACGGAACATTGGCAAAACAGTTGTCTACAACGGTTCATGTTGTCAATATTGCAAGTGGAAATATTCACCTGTTGCCCTTTGGGGATTCGCTCACAAACCATTGTGTGTGGGAATCCGAATTGATGAATATGGCGGAAAACATCGTCTGTGTTGGTTCGAGGAGAAGACCGGTGGATGATTCAGACGGCGAAATACGTGATGTACATGATGAAGGACGAGCAGGTTTCACATCATTTAACTATACCGGCGGTTCACCGTATGCAGGTGGTTTGTCAGATGGTGGTGGTGACGAAGCACCGCATAACAGGTGGTACGACCCGACAGCAGAAAAATTTTCTGCGGAATACTATTTTACAAACAACTTCCCGTCAGGTCAGACTGTCCCGAACATAATGACTATATTCTTAGGCATGAACGACTTACTCGGGACACACACGGTAGACGAGATTGTGGCCAATATGAAGAGCATCGTTGATGATGTCTTGTCATACAACAGCAACATGTTAATTGTCTTAATGACACCGCAGTTAAGATACATGCCGTCATTAAATGGACATGAGCATTTGCTGTTTCTTGAATACGCAGAAAAGATGGAAAAAATGGCATCCAATTATGCGAATATCGCTTTCCTTCCGTTGCCGATGGGAATGGATTCGGTTAACAACTACAACATGAAGACTGTGACCATTAACACACGGAATACAGAAACAGAACAAATGGCATCAGACATCACGCATCCTGCTAAAGTAGGCTACTGGCAGATAGCTGATTATGTGCTTGGAGCAATTTCATACATTGCAAGCAATATCTAACTTATAGGAGACTATAACGAGGTGACAGGGATGAACTGTGATAAGTGCAAATTTTATAACTGGTATTACGACTGGTGTAAAAAATGGCGCTGTGAAGTAGATGGAAGAGCAGTTTATCCATGCTTTGAGCAATGCACGTAAAGCAGACATATGGGACGCTCACCCTAGTCAAAGTCGTAGTGCGAGGCCATAAAAATCGGACGGCGGTGGGCAATAGTTGCTTGTTGGGAGAAGGCTTGAGCAACTTACTTAAAGCACACTTTAACGCAATTTACGGAGCGTCTTTTGAGGCGCTCCAAAATACCTTTTGCACCACGGTTTATACATGTTATAATCGGAGCAGAACAACCATCATAAATAGCTGTTATAGAGGGTACGCCAATGGACGAATATGTAAGCAGGGTGGAGTATGACGAGCGCATGAAAAGAATCGAGGATGAGGACCGCAGGCAGAATCATCGCATAGATAAGTTAGAAACAATTACAGACCAGATTGCAGACATGGCGGCCTCCATCAAAGCTATGGTGGTCACAATGCAAAGCATGCAAAAAGAGCAGGAAGAGCAGGGGAAGCGGCTCACTGAGATTGAGAAGAAGCCCGCTGACAACTGGAACAACTTGGTCTATACGCTAATCGCTTTGGTCGCAACTGCGGCTGTGACATACATTCTCACGAAAGGGGGACTTTGATGTTCAAGATGAGCAATGAGACATATGACGTTTTGAAAGAGATTGCACTTACCATTCTGCCCGCAGTGGCTACGCTGTATGCGGCTGTTGGAAAAATCTGGGGACTGCCTTATGTGACAGAAATCCCTATGACCATTATGGCAGTGGATACTTTTATGGGCGTTTGCCTGCACGTTTCCACTTCCGAGTACAACAAAGGCGGTGATAACGCATGATGCTCCATATCCATATTCCAAGCCTACCGCAACGAAAAGAAGAGTACCGTCGAGGTGACGCCACAATCATTTATGATGATAACAAGCACGCTATCCTCATCGATGGCGGCGAGGGAGACTATTGGAAGCAGACAAGAGCATATCTGGAGGAAAAGGGATTACGGCATGTTACTTTCGTCTTGTCGCACTGGCATCCGGACCATGACTGCGCACTGCGCTCTGCTTTGGAATCTTCGTACGTAATCGTGGACAAAATCTATTGTCCGCCGATTTGGGAACTCAATACAATCCCCGACGGCGTAGGCGACTACAGACGGGCGGCGGCTATCATCGGACTGGCACGGAATCTCGACAAAGAAATCGTATATATTCCCGCCGCAAAAACCACATGGGTCAAGGTGGGCGCTATCCGCATGTGGCTCTGGAGACGCAAGGCCAATAAAAAGGACTTTGTGAACTACCAGACCAACAACACAAGCGTTTCTGCCTATTTTCCCGATTTAGGCTATTGGAGCATGGGCGACGCTATCACGACCGCCGAGAAGTATCTTAGAACGTACAAGCACCGCAAGATAATTGGCTTTAAAATCGGCCATCATGGCAACGCCTGCGCAGAATCTCAATGCGACCTGCTCGAAGCACGTGGCGCAAAGATTTGCTTCTATAACGATTGGGAACCGAGCGGCGTTGGAATTGGTGGCACGAATTTCTCCAAGTACGGCGCTAAGAACTGCGCAAGGCACTTTGTAACGCTCCGCCCGTTCTACGACATTGATATTCAGAGCAATGGCAAGACGGTTGTGTGGAAGCAGGATGGCAAAACATGGACGTATCCGCTCACCGATGGTGAGCCGAAACAGGAAACGCCGAAACATGACCCAGAGCAGAGCACACCGAAACTGCGGGATATGTCCACGCTGTTTGGTATTGATACAAGCTATGCAAATGGTGCCATCGACTGGGACAAGGTTGCACCGCATGTCGACTTCGCCATTCTCCAATGTGGATTTGGTCAAGACAGGACATCGCAGGATGACAAGCAGTTCAAGCGTGCGGCATTGGCTTGCGAGCGGCTCGGCATTCCGTACGGAATCTATCTGTACAGCTATGCCAAGAATCAGACCATGGCAGAGGGCGAAGCAAAGCATGTTCTCCGCCTAGCTAAAGGCCGTCAGTTATCACTCCCTATTTATTACGATTTGGAGGAGAAGTCACTCGGCGACGTTGCGGCGTCCAATATGTGGGCGTTCGGCAAGGTCGTCGAGAATGCGGGGTACTGGTGCGGGGTATACTCTGGAGAATACTACTATAACGCCCACCTCAAAAACGTTAGCGCATACACCAAATGGATTGCAAGATACAACCCCAACAACGGCAAGCAGGGCACAAAGCCTAATGTTCCGAACGTTGCCATCTGGCAGTATTCAAGCCGTGGGAAGGTGGCGGGCGTATCTGGCTATGTGGATGTCAATATCGCCTATGTCGATTTGATTAAGTCCGTCACTGGCAAGGACTACATACAGGCGGCTCGTGATGTGTGGGCGGACAAGTACGGCACGGATGAGGAGCGCATTGGAAAGCTCACAGCTAACGGGTTTGACCCGAGGATTGTACAGCACTTCGTGAATCGGTTAAAAGCATAACGAGAAGAACGATTTCTGCTAGCACACGTTTTTCAGTATAGGCGGGTTTAACACCCGCCTACTATTTAAAGGAGGACACAGTGGACAACACAAACCATGAATCCGTACCATACATAGTACATGAGGGTTCTATGGTGCGCATGGAACGCACCAACCGTAGAGTGTGGATACTATGCATAATCCTCGCATTACTGCTAGTAATAAGTAACGCTTCTTGGATTTGGTACGAAAGCCAGTTTGAGGATGTAGTTACCACCGAGGAGATTACCCAAGACGTTACGCAGGATTCTGGAGAAGGTGGTTACAATAGTTTTATAGGCGGTGATTCTTATGGCACGACAGACAGTAAGACAGACAACTAAACGTACTACCAAGACCAGAAAACGCAAAACCGGAGGAAACTCCGGGTACAAACAGTGTAACATGTGTCATGGTACCGGGAGAGTCAAGAAATGAGAGACGTTTCTAGGTCCGAACTTGAGGAAGCCATTGACGAGTGGATTATTGGCAGAGATGCTGAAAGAAATAGGCGAATTCTAAAACGTAGGTTGATAGACGGCGTATGTTTTGAGCCTCTAGCCGAAGAATTTGGTTTGTCAGTAAGACAAGTCAAGAACATAGTGTACAAATTGCAAGAACGAGTGTTTAGCAAAATAAAATAACTGCACGAGAATTACCCCCGGGTTTCATTGCCCGGGGGTAATTTGTATGTTAAAATTGTTTTATAGGAGATAACGTTATGGATAAATATGTTGACGTTCTTGTAAGACATGGGTATACACACGAATCAGCACTACAACTGTGTAAAGACTTTATACGCAATTTGTCTTTATTCGACTTAGAGTGCTTTGTATATTTTGTGGAGTGCATAAATGTGGATTAGATACAACCCCAACCCCACTGGCAGAAATGTAGGTGACTGCGCAGTGCGTGCGGTTTCAAAGGCACTTGACATCGATTGGGAGAGTGCATATACGCTAATAGCCAATAACGGATACGCCATGGGAGATATGCCATCTTCGGACAGCGTATGGGGAGCAGTCCTTAGGCAGAACGGATTCTACCGAAAGGCTATGCCGAATACATGCCCGGATTGCTACACGGTAAAGGACTTTTGCATCGACAACCCATACGGAACTTATGTATTAGGGTTTGGAGGACACGTAGCTACCGTGGTTAACGGCAACCTTTATGATTCGTGGGACAGTTCCATGGAAATACCAGTATACGTATGGTATAGAAAGGAGTAAACATGGCATATAATAACGGATTCCCTATGTCATATCAGCAATTTTACCAACCTCAAATCGGATTTCAACAGTCTATGGGTATGCAACCACAGCAGAATCAGCCCCAGATGATGACTCCCCCAACCATACACGCAGAGATAGTACAGATTGCGGATAGAAATGAAGCAGTAAATTTCCCTGTCGGAGCAGGTCAAGCACAGATGATGATGACCCGGGATGACTCCGCCATATTCGTGAAATCTGCATTTGCAAACGGTCAAAGCAGTCTGGTCGAGTATATACGTAAAGCACCGGAACCGCAGACGCCACCGGCTGACTACGTAACGAGAGAGGAATTTGAAAGAAGACTGGCAGAATTGTCCGCACCGAAAACGGTAGAAAGGAAGGTATCTGATGGGACAGATGTTTGATGCTTTGGGGCAGAGACCGCAACAAAATCAACAGCAGGCTTTACAGGAAATCAAGAATAACCCTGCGGCCTACCTTAAAAAGATGGGATACAACCTCCCGCAGGGTGTAGATACCCGAAATCCTCAATCCATTATTAACGGCCTTGTACAGACTGGGCAAATCGGTGATGGCAGGGTACAGCAAATCATGAGGATGTTTAGAAGGTAATTCTTGCCGAGCGTACGGCGGCATGAATATACAGTACTGAAAACCGGCTATCTGATGGAGGATAGTCGCTGACCGCAATAATTAGCGGTAGAAAGGAGTAAGACATGGCTCTTACAGATGACAACAGCATGGTAATGCCTGTCACACCTATGTATGGTGGTGGCTATGGCGGCGGAATGGGCCTCGGCGGTGACTGGGCTTGGATTCTGCTTCTCCTGCTCATCGGTGGTAACGGATGGGGCATGGGCGGTTTTGGTGGCTTCGGCGGCGGTCTTGGCATCGACTTCCCTTGGCTTCTGAATGGCCAGAACGGAATCAACAACAACGTCAACGACGGCTTCCGTGATGCACAGCTTCACGACTCCGTTACATCCGTCCGTGATGGCGTGAGCGCTCTTGCGACTCAGCTTTGCGGATGCTGTGGCGATATTCAGATGGGTATGGCCAATGGCTTTGCAGGTGTTCAGCAGAGTCTGTGCAACGGCTTTGCGGGAACTACATCAGCGATTACGGGCGCTCAGAATGCGATTTCTCAGCAGATGAACGCTAACGAGATTGCAAATCTCAACAGGTCCTTTGCGGAGCAGACCGCCAACATGCAGGGCTTCAATGGCGTGAACACCGGTGTTGCTGACCTTCGCTATACCGTAGCAACAGAAGCGTGTGCAGACCGTGCCGCTGTTGGTGATGCACTCCAGAACGTGACCATGCAGAATATGGGCAACACGAACGCCATTGTAAATGCAATCACTGCAGGTATCCAGTCCATCAAAGATGACCTGTGTCAGGACCGTCTTGATGCAGAGCGTAGAGAAAATGCTAACCTCCGCTCCGAGCTTATGTACGCTCGTGGACAGGCTTCTCAGACCGAGCAGACTGCGGCTATCCTTGCCAACAACAACGCTCAGACAGCGCTGTTTCAGCAGGGTCTCAGCAATGAGGTGGATGCTCTCTACAATAGACTGAACAACTGCCCCGTACCGACGACTCCGGTGTACGGTAGAACCCCCATCTTCACCTGCAACAACAACGGTTGCGGATGTGGTAACAGTTTCTAATTTCTTACAGAGTAGGATTCTGCGGGTGGGTCTTCCACCCGCATGAGGAAAGGAATAAAAATGTCTTGTAGAAATGTATGCAGGCTGTGTAATCACCTTGCGATATCGACAGCCGTGGAATTTACGGGCGGAAATCTTGTCGTTACTCTTCCTGCCGCTTCATATAGAAACGGAGAAAAAGTCTGCATTGTTATTGCTCAGACTATTCCGGAAGAAACGACTATCAACGCACCTGTGGTTATACAGATTGGCGAAGGAACAGAACAGTACCCGCTGACTACACGGTGCTGTGCACAGGTTTCAGCATGCGGAGTAAGAACACGCACACGGTATGCTACAAATGTAATTACATCAGCAACCGGAGCAACGTTCCGAATGCTCGGGACTCCCTCATGCTCGCCCAATTATGATTTACAGTCAATCAACGGAACCGCACCAACTGCGGCAACTGGAAGTTAATCGCAGGAGAAGGAGAAAAAGATGCACAAACTCTATGAACTTAAAGAAAAGCTCATGCGTGAGCTTGAGGATTATGCCGATAACGGTAAATTCTCGAAAGATGACGTGGAAGCCATCAAATACACCGCCAGTGCCATCGACCACATCTGCAACATCGTAGAAGGTGAGGATGGCGAGTATAGCGAAGCCATGATGCCCATGGGCGATGACATGTCGTACAATTACGGCAGGCCCTATGTCCGTGGTAGAGGTGGAAACCGTGGTGGGTCCTATGCAAGAGGTGGAAGAAGACGTGGTGGAGCCAACCAGTATGGCTCTTACATGGGATACTCTCGTGCCGGTGAGGACATCGCAGAACAGCTTCGTGATGTGATGCACGATGCCCCCGATGACCGTATCCGCATGGAGATTGAGAAACTCGCCAATAAAGTAGAAAAGATGTAAGGGGGTGGCCTCTTGTGATAACAGAAAAGGATTTGCGGGAGGCCATTGCTGAATGCGAGGGACAGCGTGACCCGAACGCTAACACCTGCATCAAACTTGCGGCGTTTTATATCATC